CCGCCTTACGCCGATGGCGCGCCTGCTGTACATCGCGGTGTGGTGCGAGGCCGACAGGGAAGGCCGGCTGAAGTGGAAGCCGCAGACGTTCAAGCTCCGTTACTTTCCCGGCGACAAGTGCGCCATCGAATCGCTGTGCGCGGAGCTTATATCGGCCCGGCTCGTCGTCCTGTACGGCGAGGATCTGGCCTACGTTCCGTCGTTCGGTCTTCACCAGCACATCAACCCGAGGGAGACAGTCTCACGGCTTCCTGAGCCTACAGCCCAAGATTCACGCGTAGTTGACGCGTCAGCACGCGTCAGTGACGCACAGGTAGGAAGGGAAGGGAAGGGAAAGGAAGGAGAGAGAGACGCGTCGCCTAGCGGCTCCCGCCTGCCAACCGATTGGGCAGCTTCGCCAGAGCAGCTGGCATGGGCAAGGGCTGAGCGTTCCGACATCGACCCCGCCCGTGAGGCCGCCAGCTTCCGGGATTACTGGCACGGAGTCGCCGGGGCGAAGGGGCGGAAAGCGGACTGGGACGCGACGTGGCGGAACTGGATCCGCAACAGCCGCGGCAGTGGTCCGCCGAGAGCGCCCGGAAGCGCCCCCTACCAACCCCTGCCGGAACTGAAAATATGAAGCGCGACGACACGATTTTTCTGATCGAACGCCAGCTCCTCCACGCCGCGATGCTGTCCCCGTCGTCGCTCGGCAATACCGCGATCAAGGCGAAGCACTTCCTGTCCGACGCCCACGCGGACCTGTGGGACATGATCCAGGCGCTGAGCAAGGACGGCGCCCCGACCGATCCGCTGACCGTTTCGGACTTCGCCGACCGGCAGGGGAGCAAGCGGGCAGCACATGCCGCGATGGACATCGGCTGCGATTCCACGATCTTCAGCCACGCGCAATCCGAGTACCGGGCCAGCGTCCTGATGGGCGCTTGGCGGGACCGGGAGACGGCCCACATTGCGGCCATGCTGGCCGACGATGTGAGGGAACGGACCGAAGGGGCCGCAGACCGCGCGATCGCCGCGCTGATGGCGCTACACGATGAGGACCGGGACTGCGAGTTCACCACGCGCCAGGCGCTCGCCGCGGCGATGGACGCCGCCCCGGAGTCGGGGATGGCGCAGCTCGTGAAGGAGTACCGGGCGGCGTACCGGGAGTTGGCCGATGGTTCTGAGCGCGCCGACCCCTACGCGTCGTTGCTCGCCGAGATGGGCGACGCCGCGCAACCCTGAACGGCGCACCATCGGCGGCGAAATAGCGTTCGTTGCCGCCAAGCTCGGGTCGCCGTTGATGGCGTGGCAGCGCGAGGTAGCCGACGTCACTGGGGAGATCGACCCGGAAACTGGTCGCCTGTTCTACCGGACAGTGGTCGTGACGGTCATGCGGCAGCAAGGCAAGACCACCCTGACGCTGCCGGTGTGGGTGCAGCGGGCGTTGCGCTGGCCTGGGATCCACGTGAAGTGGACGATGCAAACGGCGTTGGACGCCCGGCAGAAGTGGATGGAGGAGCACGTCCCGACGTTGGAGGCGTCGCCGCTAGCCGAGTTCCTTGCCGCAGGGTCGGAGGGCGTGCGGAAGCAGAACGGTTCGGAGCACGTGAAGTTCCGGAACCAGTCGATGCAGACGTTGATGGCGTCGAAGAAACAGTCGGGTCACGGCCAGGTCGTTGACCTGGGGATGATTGACGAGGCGATGGCCCAGCCCGACGACCGGCTGCACCAGGCGCTACGCCCGGCGATGAAGACCCGTCACCGTGACGGTCTGCCCGGCGCGCAGCTGTGGATCATCTCGACGGTCGGCCCGGCAGGTGAGTCGGAGTGGTTTCACTCGTGGGTGGACGCCGGCCGTGCCGCTGTGGAGGCCGGGACCTGCGACCAGGACCGGCTGTGCTTCGTCGAGTACTCGGCGCCGGAGGACGCCGACCCTGGTGACCCGGCGACGTGGTGGGGGTGCATGCCGGCGCTGGGGGTGACGATCGACGAGGCGACAGTCGCCGCCGAGTACCGGGAGGCGCTGCTTGTCCCTGATGGCCTGTCGGGGTTCAGGCGTCAGGCGTTGAATCAGCGGACGTCGCAGCGTGCGGACCCGGCTATCCCGTTGCACCTGTGGGATGGGTGTGCGGCGGCGGGGGTGGAGCGCCCGGGGTCTGGGCTGGTGTTCGCGGTGGATGTGTCACCGGATCAGGCGTCGGCTGCTGTGGCTGCGTGTTGGCGTCGACCTGACGGTGTGCCGCATGTCGAGCTGGTCGCCCATGGTGAGGGGGTGTCGTGGCTAGCCGGCCGGGTGTCGGAGCTCCGCGCCCGGTGGGGTGGGGTGTGGTTGCTCGATCCTCGAGGGGCGTCGGCGTCGCAGGCGGCGGACTGGCCGGGGGTGCGGGTGTCTGGCCCGGAGGCCCGGCAGTCGTGTGTGGAGCTCGAGGCGGCGGTGCGGTCTGGGGTGTTCGGGCATTACGGGCAGCCGGAGTTGCGGGCGGCGTTGGAGGGGGCGGTGAAACGTCCGTCGGAGGATGGGGGTTGGTCGTGGGCGCGCCGGTCGACGGTGGTTGATATCAGCCCGTTGGTGGCGGTGACGTTGGCGTTGGGTGGGGTGGTGGCTGGCCGGCAGCAGGTGTGTGACCCGTTGCGGTCGTTTTGGTGATGGTCGATGTGCGCAGGGTGCATGGCGTACATCGACAGGGGCTGTATGGTTACGGGGTGGTGGGTCGGTGAGGACTGAACTGTTCAGCGCGCTGGGGGCGGTCTTGTTGGTCGCCGCGGGCTGGGTGTGGTTCGGTCGTGGCGGGCTGACCGCTGGTCTGCTGGTGTTCGGCGTGGTGTCGTTCGGGCTGGCTGTGTTGGCTGCTGGGAGGGAGCGTCGTGGGTCTGCGTGATGTGGCCGCGGTGCTTGCTGGCGGGCGTGAGCGCCGGTCGGATTCGACGGCGTCGCTGCTCGAGGGGTTCATCGGCCCGGGCGGGTATCTGTCGAACACGACAACGGTTGGCTACGACCAGGCCCAGACCCACGGGGCGGTGTACGCCTGCACGGATCTGATCATCCGTAAGGTGGCGTGGCAGATGCCGGCGTACATCGGCGACGTGCTGGCCCGGCCGACGGTGATCGTGAACCCGCATCCGGAGTCGCACATGTCGGCGGAGCATTGGCGGGCTCAGGTGTTGGAGTCTGGGATTGCCCGGGGGTTCGCTGCCGGTCTGGTGACGTCGTTCGAGTCGTCTGGTCTGCCTCGCAAGATCCTGCCTATCCACCCTGATCTGGTGTCGTGGTGGGATGACAACGGTCGTTGGCGTTGGTTCGCTGACGGGAAGCCGGTCGAACTGTGGCAGGAGGGCGGCCTGTTGTGGGTGGCGCCGTCGATGCGTGTGCCGCCTGGGAGTCCGGTGGGCCGGTCGGTGATCTCGCATGCGGCGTCGAAGATCCGTCTCGGTCTGTCGGCGACGAAGTTCGGGCGTGACTATTTCGACGCTCAGGGCCAGCCGATCGCTCATGTGCAGGCGACCGATCAGCCGAACATCGCGCAGGGCGAGGCGCAGCAGATCAAGGCCAGGTACAAGGAAGCGGTGCGGGGTCGTGAGCCGTTGGTGACCGGGGCGGCGTGGAAGCTGGAGATGCTGTCGGTTACCGCTGAGGAGTCTCAGTTTCTGGAGACGATCGGCGCGAACGTGGCGGACGTGTGCATGTTCTTCGGTGTGCCACCGGAAGCGATCGGCGGGTCGTCCGGGGATTCGATGACGTACGCGAACGTTGAGGGCCGTGAGCTGTCGCTGTTGGTGAACACGATCGGTGCGTGGATGGCGTGGCTCGAGGGGATCTACACGTCGCTGGTGCCTGGCGGTACCCCGGTGACGTTGGACCCGGAGTCGATGTTGCGGACGTCGATCCCGACGTTGTTCGACACGGCGCAGAAGGCGGTGGGTCGTGGGAACACGCCTGGCGTGCTGACAGCGAACGAGGCCAGGGCAATGGTCGGCTACGAGCCGGTCCCGAATGGCGACGACTTGTATGTGCCGGTGAACTACTCGCCGGCTGGTGTGATCGAGGATGTTGTGACGAACGGTGGTGGTG